CTAGAAGGCAACACAGAAGATTCACGTGCTTGGCGCGAAAAAGTAGATCCTTACTGGAGTACAGAACTAGGTAAACCTGTAACTCCTCGTTTGGTGCTACAACTATTTGGTACAGACTGTATGCGTAATGGCTTCTATGATGGTATATGGGTAAGCCTAGTAAAACAGCAATTACTTGCACATCCTGAAACAGATTTTGTTATACCCGATGTACGTTTTGAAAATGAAGCAGAAATGATCAAAAGTATTGGCGGTAAACTATGGCGTGTAAAGCGTGGTGATGATCCTGAATGGTGGGACATAGCACAAAAACAAATGCGAGTTTCTTCTGATAAGAAAAAGAATGACAGTATAGTTTTTATTAACAAGATGCAAGAACAATATCCTGATGTACACGTATCAGAATGGGCATGGTGTAATGTAGAATTTGATGCTGTAATTGAGAACAACAGCAGTGTAGAGTTTCTTAAAAATCGGGTGTTAGATCACCTTGCTTCCAAGTAAATCCTTCTTTGTGTAGAACACGCTGACAATTAGCACAAACAGTTTTAAGATTAGCATGACGGCAATTTGTTAGTTTACCGTCTATGTGATACACAGCAAACTGTTCAGTGTGTTTGCTAGTAAACCCACACTTATCGCACTTGTCTTTTTGACGATATCCAAGTTGATACCACATAGGTGTGCTTGGTGTTCTACCTTGAACACACTGTTCGCACTTGCTTCTATAATAGGTCTTGCGACCCTTCTTATAGTTTACTGCACACGGTCTACGTTTGCATGATTTGCACAAAGGTCTAGTCATAACTGTATTTACCCGCCCTTTTCGACCCCTTTTTCGCTGTATATTACCCCGCATTTTTTGATATCGTGGCTAAATATGTTTAAGTGAATAAAAAGGAGTTATAACATGGCACTATCATCACCGGGAGTCGAAGTCAACGTAATTGACGAAAGTTTTTACACCCCTGCCGCTGGTGCAACTGTTCCACTAATTATGGTGGCAACAGCAGAGAGCAAACCAAACGGTAGTGGTACAGGAACTGCACAAGGCACATTAAAAGCCAATGCAGGTAAAGTTTACTTAATGACAAGTCAGAGAGAATTAACTGACACATTTGGTAATCCAACATTTTATACAGATACATCTAATAATCCGTTACACGGTAACGAATTAAACGAATACGGCCTACAAGCGGCATATTCATATTTAGGTGTTGCTAACAGAGCATATGTCGTAAGAGCAGATGTTGACACAGGTAAACTGTCAGGATCAGCAAGTGCGCCAACAGGCGATGCGGCAGACGGAACATATTGGTTCGATGTAGATGACACAGCATACGGTGTTTTCGAATGGGACGCTTCTACTCAAAAATTCACTAACAAAACTATTACAGTAATCACAAACTCATCTGATTTAGATGGTGTGTCAGGTGCAACATACACAGGTGTTAAAACTTCTGTAGGTTCTAAAGGCGATTATGCAATCGTTACTTGGAACACAGAAAATCAAATGTGGTACAAAAACTCCGACAATGCTTGGGTAAAAGTTGGTTCAACTACAAATTCAGGTTTTGGTTCACTAGGTAGTGTTGATACATTTACATCAGATTGCTGGGCAACAAGTTGGCCAGTAGTACAAGGTAGCACTGTTACAAATGGTTCTATTTCAGGTACTCCTGTAATGAAAATTAATGGAACTGAAGTTACATATTCTCCAGGATTTGGTGGCGACGATGTTGAAAACATGGCGGCATCAATTAACGCGGCAGGTATTGATGGTATTGGTGCAAAAGCAACATCAACAGGACGTTTAGAAATTTACACTGATGGTTCTGCAGGTGCTAACACTGACTCAACAAAAGACGGTGCATTAAAACTTGAAGACGTTGCTGATCCAGGAAATCCAGGACAAACTTATGGACTTCTTACTACACTAGGTTTAACACCAGGCTACAAGCCAGGTATTACACTGCAAATTTCAAGACACTCACAAGTGCCTACATGGAAAACAGGTGATACACAAACAATTGATGCTTCTAGTGTAAGTTCAGCAAGACCTACAGGAAGTGTTTGGGTAAAAACTACTGTTCCTAATTTAGGTGCTAACTGGGTAGTCAAGCAGTGGAGCAATGCTACAGGCACATGGTCACAAGTTAACGCTCCAATTTATGCTTCACGTGAGGCGGCAATTTATGCACTTGATTCAACAGGCGGTGGTGCTAACGTGGCTGTTGGAACATTATTTGTTGACAGCGATTACACTAACCAAAGAATTCAAAATTCAGGTGGTGATGATTTTGCTAAACCACTAGCAAACTTTAAGATTTATCGCAGACAAGCGGTATCTCCAACAGTTGCTTCAGGCGGCGCATCTCCAACTGTAACAACTGCGAACACTTTAATTATTGCAGAATCAGTAAAAGGTTCAGCAACTGTTGCAAGTGAAAAAACAGTAACAATTAGTGGTACTGATGCGGCGGCAGTTGCAACTGCAATCAGTGGCGCAGGATTTACTAATGTTGTTGCAAGTGTAACTACTGACGGTAGATTACAATTAACACACAGTTTAGGTGGCGAAATTTATATTAGAAACGGCGTAGGAACTCCTATTTCAGATTTAGGATTTACTACAAGCAGAGATAATGTTTACAACGCACCAACAGGCGGTGACTTTAATGGCGGAATTGTTATCAGTAACTGGAAACCATTAAGTTATCAAGCAAGCACAACTGCTCCAACTAGTACTCCAGCAGATGGAACACTATGGTACTCAACTACACTTGATGAAGTTGATATTATGGTACATAATGGTACTACTTGGATAGGTTATCAAACATACTTGCCAAACACAGACCCGAATGGTCCGATTGTTTCAGCAACAGAGCCTACACAACAGAGCGATGCAAGTGCATTACAAAATGGTGACATTTGGGTTGATACTGGAAATACAGAACAGTATGGTCAAAATATTTACAAATATGATGGTAGCACACTTGAGTGGGTTGCTGTTGATGTAACTGATCAAACTACTGAAGACGGTATTTTATTTGCAGATGCACGTTATGGTGTAAGTGGTGCAACAGGTGACACAGCGGCTGATATTACAGATTACTTAACAAGTGATTATTTAGATCCAGACGCTCCAGATCCAGACTTATATCCAAGAGGTATGTTGTTATGGAACACTAGACGTTCAGGATTTAATGTTAAGAAATTTGTTGTTGGACATGTAGATATTAATGCTAACAACGGTTCAAACATTAGATTCCAAGGAACAGGTACTAGTTACACTGGTGGAAGTGATGAGCCTATGAGTTCTTACAAAACTAACCGTTGGATTGGGTTTAACACTCAAGCAGAAGACGGTTCAGGATTGTTTGGTAGACATGCTCAACGTAAAACTATTGTTTCTGCAATCAAGAGCGAAATTGATACTAACCAAGATTTACGTGATGAAGAAACACGTAACTTTACGCTATTAGCGGCACCTGGTTATGTAGAAGCAGTAAGTAATCTTGTTAATCTAAACATTGACAGAGGAATCACTGGTTTTGTTGTTGGTGATACTCCGTTTAGATTAGGTAGCAGTGCAACTGAATTGTTAGAGTATGGTAATAACTCTAATAACGCACTAGCAGACGGTGAAACAGGCGTTACTACATATGACGAGTACATGGGTATGTTTTATCCATCAGGCTTTACAACAGACGTACAAGGAAACAACATTGTTGTTCCACCAAGTTACATGATGTTAAGAACTATTGCATTAAGTGATGCAGTTTCTTATCCATGGTTTGCACCAGCAGGTACAAGACGTGGTGGTATTACAAATGCTTCAAGTGTTGGTTACATCGACAGTGAAGGTGAATTTAAACCAGTTTCACTTAACGAAGGTGTACGTGACACAATGGCAGGCGTTAAGATTAATCCTATTACGTTTATTACAGGTAGCGGACTTGTAAACTTTGGTCAATATACTAGAGCAAGAAATGCAAGTGCTTTAGACAGAATCAATGTTGCACGTTTAACAGCATACTTAAGACGTCAATTAGGATTGCTTGCTAAACCGTTTATGTTTGAACCAAACGATAAAATTACTAGAGACGAAATCAAGCAGGCTACAGAAAGTCTATTGCTTGAGTTGGTAGGTCAAAGAGCACTTTACGATTTCCTAGTTGTGTGTGATGATTCAAACAACACACCAGCAAGAATTGATCGTAATGAACTATATGTTGACATAGCAATTGAACCAGTTAAGAGTGTGGAGTTCATTTACATTCCACTACGCTTAAAGAACACAGGTGAAATTGCAACTTTGGGCAATCAATAATGGTGATAAATAATATTATAAAAGGAGCAAATTAAATGGCAATTTCAAGTTTATCAAGATTTACAGTGCCATTGGCAAATGACCAGTCAGCAAATTCACAAGGTTTGTTGATGCCAAAACTAAAGTATCGTTTTAGAGCGACACTTGAAAATTTTGGTGCTGGTTCGCCCAATGTAGAACTGACAAAACAAGTAATCGATGTAACAAGACCTCAAGTTAACTTCGAGCCAATTACAATTGATGTATACAACTCAAAAGTTTACTATGCAGGTAAGCATACATGGCAACCGATCACACTTACAGTACGTGATGATGTTACTAATGCAGTTAACAAACTGTGTGGAGAACAAATGCAGAAGCAATTTGATTTCTTTGAACAATCAAGTGCGGCAAGTGGTATTGACTACAAATTCAAAACTAGAATTGAAATTCTAGATGGTGGTAACGGCGCCAATGCTCCTACGGTGCTTGAAACATTTGAATTAGTAGGTTGTTTTATTACTGATATCAATTACAATCAGTTAAGTTACGGTGATTCAAATCCAGTTGACATCCAAATGTCAATACAGTACGATAACGCTATTCAAACTAACGGCGCTGGTCAGCCTGACGGTATTGGAAGTGCTATTGGAAGAACTATAAGAACACTAGCAACAGGCTAATAGAAATATAAAAGGTCGGAGACTAAAAATCTTCGACCTTTTTTTGTGACTAAATATTAGTATGGGATGGATAAACAAACTTTTTTCGAGTACCGCCGCTTCGTTAACATCAGAAGGGGACATGCATGACTATGCTCATGCCGCAAGACTTTTTACTGACAATTACAATAGGCTTATGCCTAAAAGTCAGTTTCTTTATCACTGTTATTTTGAAATCGACGGAACAGTACAAAGGCTTGCAGGCCTAGCGGCAAATTTAGGATTTTTAAAGTCAGCACCAAATACAGAAGTAGGAATGCTTGTCAAGGCAGTAAACTTACCAGGTATAAGTGTTCAAACACAAACATTTAATCAGTATGGAAAGAAAACAAATGTTCAAACTAGGGTTGACTATCAGCCAGTTAGTTTTACTTTTCATGATGATAATGCTGATGTTGTAAATGGCATGTGGCAACAGTATTTTAAATCAACATATGCTGACTCACAATATCCGGATGCATTATCTAGACAGATTACTTATAACTCTCCATACGGTAAACAACAAAAAATTAAATTTGGTTTAGATAGTAATAGAAGCAGAAGATTTTTTAGACGTATAAGTATTTTTCAATTAAGCCAACACAAGTTTAACGAATTTACATTAATCAATCCTATGATTAGTGAATGGCAAGCACCAAGACTTGAAAGTTCAAGTTCACAACCTGCAGAAAACCAAATGACTGTGATTTATGAAGGTGTAAAATATTCAAGTGGTATTGTATCAGTTGGCAATCCAGATGGGTTTGCTCAATTACACTATGATAGAAATCCATCACCTTTAGGTTTGTTTGGTGGAGGTACACCAACACTGTTTGGTGCAGGTGGCGTACTTGCAGGTGGTTTAGATGTTATAGGTGATTTATTTGATCCTAATGTTTACAATAATCCTTTTGCATTAATTGGTACAGCAATCAAAGCCAAGAACACATATGAAAATGCAAAACAATTAAACAAAGCCGGAGTAAAACAAGAAGTTGAAAATGCGGCAAACAAAGCATTGGGTCAAGGAACAGAAGCAGTTATTACAAGTTCAGGTAGAAAAAATAATAATGCTGTATTAGCGGCTCCGAGTAATGTTTCAGGACAACAAGCGGGTCAATTACAAACAGCGACTAATACTTCTACAACCAATAGCAATCAACAGAACCCAATTTAGGTAATATAGATGACAGAATATTCAAATCTTCCAGTATCAGAAACCAAAAAAGAAACTTCATCTAGTGACAAAACTAGAAAGTTTTTTGATGCGTATAATAACGGTCCGTTGGAATTTAAAGCAACAGACAGTGATGCTTATCTTGCATTTTTTCAAAAAAGAGGAATGGAACAACAAGCCGCACAAACTACAAGTTTTATAATCTTACGCCAAGCAAAAATTGATGATCAAAATCCATTAGAATTTTTAGACAAAATAAGAAACTTTACTGATGTACAGTTAACAGATCTAATTGGAGAAATTCTTAATAATAACAGGATCCCCACAAGCACAATTGGTCGTGCTAGACCAAAAAAAGAAATCAATCCAGCGACTAGGAACATATTTACGTAATGTCACGTTTAGGGAATTTTGCCAGAGGCAGATACGAATTAAAAAATCCCGACAAATATATAGGAACTAAAACTCCTATGTATCGTAGCAGTTGGGAATGGCACTTTATGAAGATGTGCGATGAACATCCTGCTGTAGCAAAGTGGGCAAGCGAAAGCATAAAAATACCTTATAGAAATCCGCTAGATGGAAAGTATACAATCTATGTGCCAGACTTTTTTATTGTGTATTCAAACAAGTCAGGCAAAACACGAGCAGAAATAATCGAAATCAAACCAGAAAATCACACAGTAAAAGAAAGTGTTGGTAAGAGTGTTTACAATCAAGCCAACTATGTTAAGAACAAAGCAAAATGGGAGGCCGCGGCCGCCTATTGTAAACAAAACGGCATACAGTTTAGAGTTATAACTGAAAAAGATTTATTCCACCAAGGCAAGAGAAGATAAGTATTATTATGACAAAGAAACTAGAAGAATTATTAGACTTACCAGAAGTACAAGAGACCATGGAGCAGGTTGAAAAACCAGAGCCTTCAAAAGAAGTCAAAAAGGAAACTGTCAACCTTGAGCGATCAATTGCAGAATTTGATAAAATATCTGCCGCTTTACCTATGGTAAAAGGACTAGGAGAATTAGCAGATAAAGAACTAGACGATCTGGCAGAAAAGGCAAAACAAAGTTATGAAGATTTAATGGACTTGGGCATGAATGTAGAGTCACGCTATGCTGGTAGGGTTTTTGAAACAGCAAGTAACATGCTTAAAAACGCTATCGAAGCAAAGAGTCAAAAACTAGATAAAAAACTTAAAATGGTTGAATTACAACTTAAAAAGCAAAATTTGGATCAAAAAGCAGGTGAACAAACAGATACTATAGACGGAGAAGGCTATGTTGTTATGGATCGCAATTCCATATTAGACCGCATTTTGAACAAGGATGAAGATAAATAAACGTAGTTAAAGGAGAATTACATAATGAGCGAATTTAGAAAATATCTTACCGAAGCAACAAAGCAATATGATTTTGTTATCAAAGTTGCTGGTGAGTTAGATGAAAATTTTGAAGATAATTTAGAAATCGCTCTAAAAAAGTGGGACGTTGCTAATTTATCAAGCGGTAAAAAAACACCAATACAAAATGTACCACTAGATTTTCCAAACATTACAAACACTGAAGTTACTGTCTACGAAGCAACAGTAAACTATCCAGTTACACAAACAGAATTACGTGCTTATCTTGCAGATGCATTAAACACAGGAATGGATTACATTCGTGTACGCAAGCCAGGTGAGCCATATGAAGAATATCAAAAAGAACCAGATGATACAACATATGAGTCTAAACTTAATGACAGTGAATTCAAATACGATAATGTTGAAGTTAATAAAGATGATTTAGTTGTAACAGAAAAAGGTAAAGAAACTTTCTTACAGCAACTTGCAAAAGAAGCAAAAGATCGTTTCAAGGGAGAAGAATAATGGCATCACTAGAAATGTATAATGTATTAGATAAACTGCGTGAATTAGATAAAAAGAATCCAAATATGGTATCTGATGCAGTTGATAATGCAGAAAAAATGAACGGCCAACAAAACGTTCAAGAAGCAAAAAAAGAAAAACTTGCTGATAAAGATTATGACGGTGATGGCAAACGTGAAACACCATCACAAGAATATAAAGGTTCAAAAGATAAAGCAATTAAAAAATCAATGGGCAAAAAAGAAAAAGTAGACGAAGCAATCACTATTACTGCTGATACTCCAGAAGAAGCATCTGCTATTCAACAAATTATGCAACTTGCAGGTTTAACTCCTGTAACACCAGATATGATGCCTGGACAAGATAACGTTCCAGTTATGACTCCAGAACCAACATGCGGTGGCAGTTATGATAATACACCTGAAGAACAATACAAAGGTATCGAGGATGTAACTATAGATGCAGGTGTTGACGGTGTTAATGGCAAAAAAGCACCACAAGACATTAGGGTGAAAGATCCTAGTCCACATGAAGATTTTGAAGCACGTTTAAAAGACCTTGCTGGTATTGAACAAGAAACAGAAGAAGGTTGGGACAACGAGCCAGAAGAACATTATAAAGATTATGATCCTGAAGAGTATGCTGACAAAACTGGACATGCAACTAGAAAAACACACCAAGTACCAGCACGTTCAGGAGACAACGCTCTTGAGGCTGTTGAACAAAGTCTAATGAAAGCATATGAAGATTTTGTAACAGAAGAAAACTCAAAAAAAAAGATTGAAGAACGACCTTTAACAAAATCTGAAGAAAAAACTAAAGAAAAATATGTTAAAGGAATGAAGAAGTCAGATAGTTTTAAAAAGTATGACGATCCTAAAGCAGTAATGTATGCAACAGCAACAAAAATGGCAAAAAAGAACGCATAACTAAAAAAGATTTTAGCCCCGTGTAAAAGCGGGGTTTTTTTTGACTAAAATTCCAATAAATATTACTATGAAGACGGAATACACCAACGCCTTCTATGATATTGTATGTGAGACCAAAGAAACACATGGTTACGAACTTCCAGTTGAACTTGAGTCTTACATTGTATATCTTTTGGCAAGTCATTTAGATCGTCCGGATTTTTTACCGCACTCTACTTTTGCTGAAGCATATCTTAAACTTGAACGACCTTACACACAAAACGCAAAACAACTAGGAGATACCTGTTTATTTGTAACAGGTGTATTTCCTTCATACGGACAAAACAAAGGATTAAATGTAACCTACTATAGCAATATAGGAAAAAGCAGTTATAGCATGGCTAAAGAATATTTAAATATTGAGTTGTTTGACAGTTTAAGCACACATTTTGACTTTTTAAGAGAGTTTATAGATACCAGTATCAATAAACGTAAAACCCCACCATTTTTTAAGTAAATACTGTTATGGCACAAAATGCAAAAAGTCTCGACGGTGTTTTAATTAAAAAAGCACACACAAGGACTAGATATACAGAAAAAGAAATTGAAGAATTAAGAGCCTGTGCAGATCCAGACACTGGGGCTAAATTCTTTATGGATCATTTTTTCTATATACAGCATCCTACCAAAGGTAAACTGCTATTCCAACCTTTTGAATTCCAAGAACGTCTTGTAGAAAGTTATCACAA